CGGGTCAAGATCGGAGTGCCAGGACTTCAACTCCGCCGCAAGTTGCGCGAGTGTGCTCACGGCGTCTCACCCCGTGAGTGTGTTGATCCACAGTTTGACGTATTCGCCGCTGAGGTCGGTGCCCGTGACGGCTTCTGTGTAAGCGGTCTGCGACTGGCCGCCAGCAGTGCCGGTGACTAGCGCAATCCACTTCAGGACGTACTTAGCTTCGGAAACGCGGATCGGCAGCACCAGGTAGTTGCCCGTCCACGACACGGCAACCTCGATGCTGACGATCATGTTGACGCCGATAGTTGCCGCGGCTAGTGGGTCTCCGTTGGAGACGTTGCCGCCGGAAGCTACTGGCGTTGTCCCGACCCGCGTGTAACTCGACGGGCCGGTCCAAAGTCCTCGGCAATACGGTTCATTGCCGGACGGGGCAAGGGCGCGGGGAAAGGAAGAAAACGCCATACGTCCCTCCTTACACCACGTCGGGGATGCCGCGCAGCAGCACCAGGGTTGTGCCGCCGGTCGTCGGAGCGCCGAGCGCCACGCCGATCAGGGCCTTGAGAATGGTCGTAGTGACCGTCACGCCGTCGTTGGCGTTGAGCGCCAATCCCGAAGAGGCGTCCAGATACACCAGATCGCCGTCCACCGGGGTGCCGGTGAGCGTGGTGAACTTCACTTTCACTTTCCCCTTGGTCTGAATCCAGCCGTAGTACCCGGCTGTGATGACGTTCAGGAAGATGCCCGCAATGCGGCCCGTGCGCAGCGCCGAGTTGCCGTCCGTGGTGACAGTGTAGTTTTCGAAACAGGTCGTGAGCTGATCGTAGGCCCACACCGCCGGCCGGCCAACCGTCACTGCGGCCGAAGCGCTGGCGTACAGCCGCACGTACTGGAAGCAGCCGCCGTACAGCGTGCCAACCGCCGTGTCGTAGCGCACGCCGCCGGCATTGCCGTCCAGCCACACGCGCGCACCGAGTTGCGCGGCGTATGTCGCTGCACCGCTGATAGAAGCCTGGCCGCCGGCTACCGCGTCGTTGATGTCGTTCAGCGCCGGGTAGGTGGTCCTGGAAATCGCTTGAGAAGGCCCATTGGGCATGTTGAGTTTACTCCTTTTCTTTCTGAGGAGGCGCCTCAGCTAAGTCCTTACGCAGCAATCCCGTAGAACTGCTTTTGATGCCGCGGGCTGGTGCAAACCAGATTCAGCGCGGCATGGGTGCGCGCAACCACCTTGGTGGAATCCTGCGCCGGGTAGAAGCCCCACAGCCCGAACTGATAGCGCGGGCTGGCCGACAGCCGGAGCTGCCACTTGCGGGTATTGAACCAGCAGAAAACCTCGCCTACCGTGGCCACCGCAGTCGCCACCGGCAGGTTGGAGGCCGTGGCACAGCCGGACGGGACGGTGAAGGTCGAGGTCAGGTAATTGCCTAGCACCGGGTCGTTGACGCCGTAAACGGACGACGGGAAGTAGTCGTCGGGGAAGATGACCGCATCGTTCATCTTGACTCCGGTGACACCCCAGATGGCATCCTGCGCCGTGACCAGTTCGCCGCGCTGCAGCGGCTGGATCTTTTCCTTGATATAGGCGAAGGCGCGCTTGGTGGTCACGCCTAGGTCCGGCCGCTCGCGGCCGATTGAGGCATCCCAATAGCCTTCCTCCAGGACCGAGTACGTGATCGGCCCGCCCTTGGATGTGCCTGCCGCCGCAGTCGTCGAGTCGCCGCAGTAGCGGGGGATAGAGTTCAGCGTCGAGCCGATGGCGGCGTTGCGCGTCTGGCCGCCGTAGCTGGTGAAGTACGAGCCGTCCCAGCCGGGGGTGGCGCCGTCGTTCATGGCCTCAATCCAGCCATTGATGTCGTAAGGCCGCGTGCCCACGACGCCGGTGGTGGCGGAAGTCTGGCCATGCAGCGACATCGCAATCGCTACTTGCGCGCAGATGGAGTTCATCATGTTCGCCGTGTTGAGGCTCAACAGGCTGAACACGGCGTTTGGCCCGACGTTCATCACGTCGATGTTCTCCATGTACTCGGGGTAGATCGACACGTAATACTTCGGGTCGAACCGAGTGCCTGCGATTGTCTGCACCTTGTCCAGGTTGAACTGCGCGCCAATCCCGTAGGAGTTGGTCAGCAGCGGTGCATACAGGAATGTTTGCTGCATCGTCGAGCCACCGCCAAACGTCGCCAGACAGTGGTCTCGGATGTAAGCGAGAAAAGGTACGTCGTTGAAAAAATTATCCTGCACAACTGCCGGATAAATCTCATACAACGTAGTTGCGGATAGCTCGTCCAATGCCGGATCAGCCATGTTCTTTCCTCATTTAACCGTTCTGGCCGGACGGGCTTGCTGGCCTCGCTCGGCGGGTTTACGTCTCGCGCCGGGCCGCGCCCGACGCATATTTGCCTGACATCATCGCTTCGGTGGCGCGCTGCACCGCCTCGGCCATGTTCCGTGTCCGGTCGTTGCTGGTGTTCTTGTTGGCTGAGGCGGCGAAGATCGGGCTAGGCGCGGCCGGCACTCCGAAGGGCGCCGCCGCCCGCTTGCTCGCATCCTGCTCGAATTTGGTGCGCGCCCGTGCTTCGCCTTCGAGCCGGTAGCGTTCGGCCACGATCTCTTCTTCCTTCTGGGTGGCGCCGAACAGGTTATCCCAAACCTGGGTCGGCTTCTGGCGCAATTCCTTGGCCTTGCTCCAGACGGCTTTCATGTCCAGCGGCTTGTCGGGGAACAACTGCGCGTGCCTCACGGCAATGTCCTGAAACTCCAACTGCAGTTCCGGCAGCGCCTGGAACAATCCTTCCAGGTCGTCCATCCGCTTACCCAGAGCGGGATCAACGGCGGGCGGCTGCTGCACGGGTTCCGGCTTTCTGGTGGGCGCTGGACCGGGGGTATGATCCCCGAAAATCTCCTTGGTCAGCGGCACGCCATAGGTCGCTTCGGCGGTCTTGGCCCGCGCCAGCGCCTCGGCCAGCACCATGTCGGCGGCTTCGCGCTGCTTCTGGGCCTCCAAAAACTGCTCCGTCATGCGCGTCCGCTCGGTTTCCAGGCCGGCGGCCTGTTCGGCGACACGCTGTTTTTCTGCGGCCAGCTCGGCTTTGCCGAGGTTCATCTTGCGATCAAACTCGTTCTGGCGCAAACCATGCTCCAGCGAGTGCTGCAAGGCCGTGGCTATCTTTTCGTCCTTGATGATCTCTTCCGCCTTGGCCGGATCGACCCCGGCGGCTGTGAGTTCCTTAACGACGGTTTCGAATGGCATCTTTCAACTCCTTCCCTTGCGGGCTGCGGATACTACGGACTGCGCCAGCGCCTCGTGGGAAATCATCCCATTGCTCCGGTGGAGGGCTGGCTTTCCGACATGGAAGAACCAACGATTTCGACCAGCAGTTTGGTCAGGTTCCGTTTCAACTCCAGCACCGATTTCGATGCCGCCGGAAACTGTCTCGAAATCCCGTCAAGAGCGGTGCCTAGACCCTGGATCTGTACGCTGACAGCCTGGATCTGCTGGCGCCGCATCTGCTCCGCGTTGAGTTGCGCGGTGCTGGCCTCGTTCACGCCCAGCGCGGACTTGTAGTCCTGCAGGCCGGAACCGGACGGCGCTGCCTGGGGCTGCGGGGAGGCGAAGGGAGTTTGTGGGCTGGTCATAGAGTTGACACCAGCGGCTAACGCTTCGAGCCTCTCTTGCGGAGGGCTTTCTTCGCCGACTTCATCGGCGTGTTGAGTTTGGTCGCTTTGCTCATGTTTCGCACCACTGCGTTCGATTGGGGCGACTGCGCGCGGACGCCGCCGCCCCGCGTTTACCCTTGCTTCGGTAGGGGACCGAACCTGTTACGGTTCGCTCGTTCTACGCGGAGCAGGTTGGCCTACTTCTTGCCGCGCTTGTGGCCACGCTTCCGGCGATCACAAATAGTGTTCAGAGGGATCATCGAGGCAGCTCCTTTCCGGCAGCGGGCAAACAAAAACGGCGCCCCCGGCTTTCACCGGAAGCGCCGCTGTTTTCACAAACCCGTTGCGCTAATCCTTCAAACCTAGACTATGCCTGTATGTTTTGTTCTGTCAACCCCTTTCGGCGGTCTCCACGCGGCGCCGGGGCTGGAAAGGGCTTCGGGCGCACCTCCCAGACGATCCGCCCGGCGGGCGTTCCCTGGCTGAAATTGATCTCCAGTTTGCCGGTCAACTTGCGTTGCGCGATAGTCTGGATCGTCTCGCGCAGTTCGTGGGCTGAAAACAGCAGGCGAATCATGTTAACTCGTCTTAACGGTAGATCTTGTCCCTTGATCTTTTTGCGCAATCGAGGGCGGTTTGCGATTTACATTGGGCCGCCCCGGCCCGCCGCCATCGCCCTGCTGTCCCACGCTGAGGTCTTCCTGCAAGGCGTGCATCCATTCCTGCTCGACCTCCCACTTCTCTGGCTCGGTGACTGGAGGTTTGCCATTACGCATCGCGGGCAGTTCGCCCATATTGAGGCCCAAGCCCTTGCCAATGGTATGAGCCGAAACCGTAACGCCCGCCTTCTTAGCCTGCATCAGAATCAGGTTGCGTCCGATTCTCGACACCTGCGCCTGGCTGTACGGCTCAATCACATATGAAAGCTGTTTGATTGTCCAGCGCACCCGTTCCCACTGGGTGTAGATCGACGAGCCAGCGCGCGGATCTTCGCCCGGCAGATGCGAGGGGATGAGTTCGCCGGGACGAAAATCGATCATCTCCTGGACCGCGCCATCTTCGCCCAGCAGGTGGAACACCTTCTGCGAATCCCAGAATTGCAGCGCCAGCGGGTAGAACAGAGCGTCCAGTTCCTGCGTGGCGACCTCGCCGCCGCGGGCGATGTCCTGCACTACCGGGCCGGCCTGTTCCAGGATCTTTTCGATGGAATCGGCGCTGGGCACCTGCTTAGCCTTGGCCACCGCCATCAGATCCTTAACCACGCTCAGGTTGTCCAGATTCTCAAACAGCAGCGAGACGACCTGCAGAATCCACTGCGGGACGTCCCAATGCTGCACCGGCAGCAACGGCTCGATAGGGTTGCCCATGCCACTGCTGACTTCGACCGTCTGCCCTGGCTTGCGGGTGTTGATGCGCGCCATCGCCGTTTTGTCGATCAGGTTGGGGTCGTGCTTCAGCGGCGGCTGCAGGCGCACCAGCACGCTATCCACCACCGCCCGCAGAATCTGGTTGATGGCTTTCTGAATCCGCCAAGTATCCTGAACGATAGAGTGGCCCAGGTACTCCCAGGCGTAATCGTCGAAGCGCATCGGCACTAGCGGCACACGACCGTGCAGGAACGGGCTGGTGCCGTCCTTGAGGATGCAGGTATCGGTCCAGATCACCCGGCGCCGCAGCGGGAACAGGCGCGCATCGTCCTCGTCGGCGGGCTTCATAATCATCTTGCCCTGCAGGTCGCGCACGCCGGCCGGGATCATCTGCCCCACGAACGGCACTTCGTACTGCCAACTGGTCCCTGGATCGCCCATCGGGATGCGCCGCCCGGTGTTGTTTACGGAAGTGTCCATGATGTAGGTGGTGTAAACGTCCACCACCGGCATCTGGCGTCCGAAGGAGCGTTGTGGGGTGTCGAGGTTTCCCAGCACTCCATTGGGGTTGCCTACCGCGCGCTTCATGCGATCCCAAGCGCGGCCGATCCAACCCGGTACGCTACGTGAAGGCTCAATCTTATGCTGCAATGCGGGATAGGCCGCGAGCACCAGGTGCAGCGGCACCTCTTCGCAGACTGTGACGGCATACGCTTTCTGCAAATCGAAGTCCTCGGTCAGCATGACCGGAAGAACATCGGACGGGCCATGCACCTTGCAGGCGATTTCGCCGTCGCCGAACCCGTAGAAATTGTTGTCCCACCACAGTTCCAGATAGGCCGTGCCGAGACCACAGGCGTACTGGCAGCCTTGACGGTACTTGCGATCCTGCTTGGTGACGATCCACCACAGGTTTTTCATCTTGTTGAGCCGGTCCACACTGACTGCGGCCTCTTTCTTCTTCGTCACCGCCTGGCCGGCTGGCTTGAGGTTCGACACCGTGGCCACCAAATCGCGGAAATTGCGCTTGATGCGGTTGACGTGTACCGTGGAATAGCCGGTCAGTTTCTGCGGCATGTTGTCGCCCGACAGAATCTCGTAGGCGCGCGGCAACTCCGCCCAGGCGGGCTGTGATTCGATGAACGCGCGGCCCATGTCGCGCAGTTCCTTCATTCGCCCCAGTGTCAGTTCCTGGATGCCGTCTTTGTTGGCCAGCGTATCGAGGTACGACGGCGCTTCGTAAAGATCGCGGTCAAAAGGCATTTACTTTCTTCCTCTCCCAAGCCCGTCAGGTCCACGATAGGGTTCCCTGTTTGAGGCGTCGAATTCCAGCGCCTGCAGATAGAAGGCTCCGCGCCACTGGGGACGCGGTTTCTGGTTGTTTTGATCCATTGCGAAGCGGGCGAAGTCGCGTTGCGCCGGAGACATCGACTGCATCCGGTCACGCAGTGCCGAGCGACAGGCGGCTGTGTTTATCTCGCTGAGCCGGTCCTTGCCAATCTGTACCCGCTCCCATTTCTCGCGCTCCTCGCGTTCGATTTCGCGGACGATGCGGCGTTTCTCGTGCGTCTCCTGGACTTCGATGCGCTCGTATTCGGCGGGCATCTTGGCCCCGCGCTGACCGGGGAGGGTGTACGTTCCGTCAGGCCGCTTCCAGAACTCAGTCGGTTCCGGCGCCCAGTCCTCGCCCGTGCCGATAAACTCCAGTTGCACCTCGCAGGCGGCACAGCACAGATGCCTGTTTTTTCTGAACCAGTGCCGCCCTTCGTGCCCGCAGGCTTCGCAGACGTACAGCACGCGGTCGCTCATAACTCCGCCTCCATCTGGTCCAACGCGCCGGGGTGGGAGACGCTATACTGCGTCCCGAAAAATTCCGTTAGCCGGCTGGCGCCCGCCCGCTCCTCGCCCGGCAGGATGATCCGCGGCTCCTCGCGCGACCCCAGATTGGCGTCAATGTAGCGCAACGGGCCGTCAGATTGCCTCTTCTGGCGTAAGTAGCTGATACTCTGGGCCTTACCTGTCACTTCCAGAATGTGAAGCGACAGATAGATGATCCCCAGCGCCATGAAGCGGTCGTCCTTCTGGCCACTCTCGGCGCGCATGGCTTGCACGTCTTCGTCGCGGTGCAGGGCCTGCATCTCGCGCACAAACTCGGGGCTGTTGATGTCGATTTCTCCGTCGCGCAAAGCCTTCACCAGCAGGTCGATCAGCATGGGCCGCGACCAGCGGTTAGTGACGAAGCCGATACGCGTGGCGGTGCGTTCCGGTTTACGGCGGTCGTAGCGCCGCCAATCGTGGAAATTCGACCAGCCCCATTTCTTCAATTCAAGCTGCGTGATTTCGCCATTTAGCCCGGTTTCGATAGCGATCTTTGGCTGGCAAGTGCGCGCCCCTTGATAGAACAGCGCAAGGCAGTGCATCATTGGCGCTAAGTCCATGGCGTTCACGTAGTTGGAAGCGAACTCGCACACCTGACCGTCGCAGCGTTCTAAGTCTCCCTTGCGTAACCCTTCGATGACGGTGTTGTCCATGCCCACGCCGTCGCCGGTATCGACTCCGAACCCGTAAGTAGCGGTCTCTTCCGGCCACTCGAAAATCAGGACCTTCCCGTCCACGCTGGAAGTCTGCCAGCCTTCCCAGCGCAGCGGCACCAACTGGTACGGGCCGATTTCGAGTATCCGGCGCGAGGTGTCGCGGTCGCGCTCGTCGGCCTGCAATCGGCCGGGCAGGATGCTTTGCGCGGCGCGGAAGCCGAACACGCCCACCGGCTCCTCGCAGGAGTGGTTGTAATCCGAAATCGTGTCCACGTCGAACACCGACTCGCCCGAAGCCATGAAGGCTTCCAAGTCGTCGGCGGCGAACTCGTGCAGAAACTTGGCCAATTCTTTTTTGGCGCGGTGGTCCTCGCGGGTAGACTCCCAGAACCACATCTGATGCCGCGGCATCTGCCAGTTCTCGGGGTAGTGTTTGCGCAACTGGTCGTTGGCCAGAACGTATTTACGGGCGCGCTCGGCATGGGCGACCGTCACGCCCATCGGGCGCCAGTCGGGAGGGACGGGATTGCGTTTGAGCCAGGTCGGGGTGGGGTAGTAGTCCTCGCGCACGAACCACGGCAGAAACACCGTACACCAGCGCGCCCGGCCGTTGCGCTTCCAGTAATTGCGCTTACACTGCTCCCAAGTCTTGAACAGCCAGCCGAATGGGCCTTCTCCGGTGGACTCGCCGATGCCCAGCACGTCGGGCGACTCGTGGACCGCAGGCATCAGCCCGGCGTCGATCAGGTCTTCGGCATTGAGGTACGATGCTAACTCGCTGAGGTGGAATATGTTCGGCGTGTTGCCGCGGCCGATGTCGAACTTCTGCGCGCCATGCTGAATGATGAGCCGCGAATTCTGGCGCCCGAATACGGAGCGCGTGCCGGCGCGGTTGGCGGTGCGCTCGGGCCGCAGCCACCACGGCATCAGATCGTACAGCGCGTGGTACTTCTCGACCATCTCGGCCGAGCGTTCCTTGTCCGAGGAGCCAGTGATAGCGACGATGTTGGGGTAGAAAAATGTGCGGTGCGCTACCACCATCTGCGAGTCGGTGGTGATGCCCACCTGGCGGGCCTTGAGAAACAGCAGAATAATGGCCCAACCCAGGTCTTCCAGGATGCCACGGATGTCGTTGGCGATAAGCTGCCCCTTGTTGGGGCAATAGTGGATCATTTCCTGGCCCGAAAGGATGAACCCATACCGAGTCGCAAAGTACAGATAATCCACCATGCACAACTTGCGCTCGTTCTCGACCCAGCGCGTTTCGTCTTCGTCAAACAGCAGCTTGGGAGCGCCGGTGGCACCGGGCAGCATGCCGTAGTCGTCGAAAAATTTGTCGTACTTGTCGTTGAAGTGGGCTACCGACTGGTCACACGCATCGACGGAGTGATAGATCGGCTCGAAGCCCAACTCTTGTTCGGCAATCTGCAAACCTAAGTCAACACTCCGCCTTGAGTACATCCGCTTGGATTATAAACCCTATTCATCCTCGACCGGCGGAATCATCCGCAGCGCGGCGGCCATTTTCTTGGTCCCATCCTCGAATGACGGCAGTTCCTTGCCCACCACTACGACCGCCTGTTCGGCCTCGACTTTGGTGTTGTTGGCCTGGGCGCTCACCGTGACCTGCTGAATAGCGCCGCCGGAGCCGGGTTGCGCTATGACTCGCGCGGCTTCCATGAACAGCCGCCGGTCCCGATGCCCGTTCTCGATGTCCAGCGCGGCGGCGGCCAGCGAGCGCGCGACGGGAACGGAGTAATCGGCGCAGACCGCTGTCACCGCCAATTTGGCCACATCGAAGTTCCATTGATGCAGCACTTTAGCTATCGCGCCGACGCAGGCAGAGCGGTTCGTGCCGGAGCGCGCGGCCACCAGGTCCAGCGATGGCGCTTCCAGCCCCTTGACCCCATGCCGCCGCACCAGCCGGTCGAAAGTCTTGACGAACTTCTCCATGCCCTCCTCGCCGCGCAGCAACTCGACAACCCGCTGGCGCGCGGCGGCGATCCCCTCCACCCCCTCGGCGTCGCGCACCCGCACCAGCCGCGCCAGCCCGTCCAGCGTACCGTCGAACGCCGCCGGCGCCTCACTGAGCCGCTGCAGCGCCGCCGTCTGGATGTTCGGCGGGGTCAACTCCATCGGCCCGGCGATGAGTTCGTTGACCGGCTTGTTGCTTTTTCTCTTCACGCCGAATGATCCTCCACACTGTCCCTGGATTCCACTTCGCCCCGCGGCGCAACGGGTAGCCCATCTCTTCCATGCCCTCGGCAATCGCCCGCATGGTCCAACCGCGGGACCGCAAAGTCGTGATTTCATCGACCCCCAGAAATTCGTCCGGGTGGCGCGCATCCTCCCCGTAAGGCTTCTGCCCCACGCCGCGCCGCAACGGCAGCAGGCCGCCGCAGTGCGGGCACTTCTTCGGGCGGCGCTTCTTACGGGGCATCGCGGCCACCCTGAATCACGCGGAACTTGGCACGGCGTTGAGCGACTTCAACCTGGCGGACCATTTCCTTCGCAGCCTCCTCCATGCGCCGCACCCCCTCAGCAACGCGCTCCTGATAATCCGGATCGTTGATCGCTTCCTGGATTTCCTCTTCCGACAGATCACCGTAGGTTCGCATCGCCTATAGCCTACACCCGGTACACTTGATTTGCAACAAGGGCTTGTCGGGCGCAAGGAGCGAGGAGGAAACCTACGCAGCTGTGGGCTCCAAGGAGAAGGGAGTCTTGCGCCCGTGTCAGCAGAATACGCCGGACCCGCAGGCGTGTCAAGCCTCTTGCAATTCAGACAGAACTGACCGAAAATGTTTGAGTGTCGTTCTCGGTTGCCGGCGGGGCGGCGGTTCTTCGAAGGCCACGCCCCACTCCAAACCGGCCGGATCGACAGCCCGGCCACTGAGTATGAATTACGCCCGATTCGCCAAACTCCCCGAGGAAATCCTCCACGCAAGAGAACTAAGCCCATCCGACAGACTGGTTTACGCCGAAATGGCCTTCCAGGCGTGGTACAAAGATACCTGCTACATCAGTCAAGCCAAAATCTCCGCCCGCACAGGGGTTTCTGCCCGGCAGGTCAGGCGCAGCCAAGCCAAACTCGAAGCCGAACGATACATCACCGGCATCGACACCGGCCTCCACAAAGTCACCACCTACCGCCTCAATTCCCGCGTTTTCGCACCCCGCAAAAAGCCGAATTATGCGGACATTATGTCCTCATCCCAGCCCCAAAGATGCGGACCTGGTGTCCTCCTTTCTAGAAACAGTAAGCCAAAGACTCTCCACTAGCCCGAAATCCAAACCCCAAAACTCCACAAAAAAATTCATGAAAGTCGGACCTTAAAGGCAGTGGCGGGCGGGGGGGCACCCCGTGGACAAACATCGGCGCCGCGACATCGGAGAGACTGAGCGCGTACCATTCGATACTGTATCCCGCCGAGTTCCGATAACCGAGTTTATGTCAACTTTTCATAATTCGCGCATGTTGTTGATTCGACGCGGGATCGCACATTAAAGCCCGCTGCGAGCGTCTGAAAATGGGACAATTCGGGGCCTCTGCGAACAATCGTGCTACGCTGCAGCGCTTGCCGGCGGCCGCAGTGAGCTGATTCGACGACGCCTCGCAGGCTTGCCGGTCGCACCCGCGATGCCTCAATTTCCCCCTAGAATCGTCGCGTTTGTCTCCATTCTCCTGTTCTCATCTTTGGCCTGGTTTCACTGAGGCGGGTTTGCTGGCGCCTGGTGGGGCGTAGCGCGTTCGCAGGGGTGCGGGTAGTGGGTAGGGAAGGGGTGGGGGTCTCGGCGCGTTGTAGGCGATTCTAGCGCGTTTGGCCGTTTCCTCGCTTTTCCTCGCTATCTACGGAGCAGGGGGAGGTGAGCCCAATGCGGTTTCGCCTTCGCCTTCCCAGAGGGTCCAGGGTCCATATCCAGGTCCTCAAGGATGGCACCATGGAAATCTACGTTCAGCCTCCAGGGCTGATCCCGTAGATTGTCCAACCCCGGAGCGGCCTAGCCCGCCGTTCCGGGATCAATTTCAGTCTAACTCCTAAACTATTCAAAGTAAAGCGAAAACTCTGAGCGTAAGCGCTCATTTTATTGTTGACAAACAACTAGCGCTAGTTGTATTATTGAACCATGAAGAGCGATACAAAACAAGCGGGAACAATGACTTGCGGAGTATGCGGCGTTGCCTGTCAACGCTTCGGCAAGCACCGCAATGGTCTGCGTCGTTTCCGTTGTCCGCTCTGTAAGAAAACCTATACCGAAGTCCACAAGCCCGCGTTGGAGGGCAGCTACATCCCCGAGGAAAAGATCGTTCTGGCCCTCCGTCTCCTCATCGAGGGGAATTCGATTCGGAGCACGCAGCGCATTACGGACCTTGACCAAAATACGATCATGCGATTGTTGGCGCTTTCCGGGGAGAAGTGCGAAAAGCTCATGGGCCGCTTGATTGTGAACGTCCCCGTTAAGGACGTGGAGTGTGACGAGATCTGGGGCTTCGTAGCAAAGAAGGAAGGCCACAAGGCTCAATCCGAACAATGGAACGAGAGGTAGTGGGTCAGTTTGAAATTCTTGGGGCTGGCCCTCCTTAGCGCTAAGCTGCATACTGTGCGTATGGCAACTAAACGCCCGCGCGATCCGATCCAGCTTGCTCACGAGGTCTTTCTGGAGTCGATAGGGGAAGCCCCGAAGACCGAAGCGCCGAAGCCAAAGGACCCCGCAGCGGTCGCGCTGGGGCGCAAGGGAGGCGTTGCGCGTGCGGCTGCGTTGCCGCCTAAGAAACGGGCGCAGATAGCGGCTAAGGGCGCAAAGGCGCGCTGGGGCAAGAAGCCGTAGCGATATAGATATAACAGTTGCAGTCGGGCGGCCAGAAGCCTACGAACGAATAACGCCCAACATAAGGCCTTCGGCCACGGGAACAGCGCCAAACGCCGATCACGTCTGGACGATGGCCTAACTACTGGCGTAATATAGGATGAGGACGATTCTGAACTTCAATCGAGCTGCCACCACACTTGAGTGCTAGCACACTTGAGTGCGGCGTTAAATGCGGCTTGATTAGAGTGTATCATGAATCGCGTGTGGTTAGCGTGGGAAAAATGGTTCCGGGGTCCCCGCCACTTCCCCCTAAGGACATGGCCCTCCTTCCACCTTCGGAAGCCGTTCCTTCGTCAGTCTCGCCACGAACTGGAGGGCATCGCCGGGCTCGCCATATTGTCCTGGCAATCCTTTTGTCTCTCTCTTTACTCGCGGGGGCAGGCTGGGTTTACTTCCATTGGAACGATCCGGACAAGGAGTACAAGATCGTCAACTTTAGCGCGGCATGGTTCCCCTTTGCGGTCTCCATATTCGCTGCGTTTATTCCAGACTTGGAGAAAGTCGGCAAGATGAGACGAGTTTGGAGGATCGGAATCATCGTTGCTGGCTTCTTGTATAGTATTGTGCTTTGGCATCAGCAATCGGTTAATCTTGCCGCATCCCGACGCGACCAAGAAGGGATCGTAACCACTGCTGTTAGTAAATCTAACGATCATGCCGACCAGCAGATCAGCGGCATTAGAAAGGACGTTTCTGCAGTTCGGGGAGATTTCGCTAAAGCAAACGATCAATCTGGCCGACAGATATCTAAAATGGAAGATGAGTTAAAGGGCGCATTTGGAAGCGTTGCGACATTGGTATCCAAAACGGAGACTAATCTCAATGCCAGCATCGGCAAGGTTGGGAAACCAGAGCCGCCCGATCTAGCAAGCCTACAGTTTGGTCTGTGGGAAGAGAATTCGTCAACCGCCGGCCCAATCCTTACTTCTTCGCTTCGCCCCGATAAAGATGGTGTCTTCACTGTTGCCTTCTGGCTGACGAATAACTCTAACACCGCGATGCACTCGGTTGACGTATGGATTGACATCTGCGACCATTGTATGTTTACTCAAGAACCAGCAGGCTTTGAAAGGCCAACGGGTATGCGAGACCAGACAAGGCACGTACGGATTTCTCTTCTCAATCCAGGGGTGGGTACGGAGAAAGGGATCCTCCATATCAAGCCCGCAAGGCCGTTTACACAATTCGAGGTTGCAATGCGATATTCGTGTGAGGTTTGCGTTAAGATGGCACCCCCACAGAAGGCCACGATCATCGCCTTACCACAAGCCCCTTGACCCCGGACTAAGGCCATCTTGCCATACTCCCCGAAGCCCGAGATGTGTTATCTCCACGCTAAGGCCACGCTACCCGATTTCAACCACAAGCGCCAGAATCAGATAGCCAACCACGCACCACACAATAGCAGAGCCCGACGCTTCTGGCAGAGAAACATACGCCCATAATTTTCTGACCGCAAGGGTAATTTCTAATTGACATTTTTCTTAGCGCTAAGCTATACTCAAAGCATGAACAAGCTCGATACGGCTAAGCGTGCTCAGATCGTTGCAGCCATCGTGGAGGGCTGCTCAATTCGGTCCATCGTGCGCATGACGGGCGCATCGAAGAACACGGTGGCCAAGCTGCTGGTTGAGCTTGGCGCGGCCTGCCTGGAGTACATGGACGAGAACATTCGGAACCTGCGATGCCAGCGGATACAGGTCGATGAGGTGTGGAGCTTCGTAGGATGTAAGGAGAAGAATCTAACGCGCAAGAACGCGGCGCGTGGCGCGGTTGGAGACGTTTGGCTGTGGGTGGCAATCGACGCAGATACAAAGTTCATTCCCACTTGGTTCCTGGGAGACCGTGGGGCCGCTTCCGCGTACACGTTTATGAACGACCTCGCCGGTCGCTTGAGCAACCGGGTACAACTCACCAGCGACGGCCTAAAGGTTTATCTGAGGGCCGTGGATGACACGTTCGGAACGGATATCGATTACGCAATGCTCGTGAAGATCTACGGTGAAACATCCGAAGGGCAGAAGCGTTACAGCCCGGCAGAGTGCATCGGTTGTGAACGCAAGCCCATCACGGGGAATCCCGATCCGGCCCACGTCAGCACGAGCTACGTGGAGCGCCAGAATCTCACGGTTCGGATGTCGCTACGCAGGTACACGCGCTTGACAAATGCGTTTTCTAAGAAGATCGAAAACCACTGTGCTGCGTTGGCAATTTTTTATATGTACTACAACTTCGTTAGGATTCATCAGACGTTGCGGGTGACCCCGGCGATGGCAGCGGGGGTAACGGATCGGCTCTGGTCAATTGAGGATCTGGTTGGATTGCTGGAGTAAACCGAGGATGACAGCGTATATCGAGTTCCTTAATCATCTTAATTGCATCGGGTGGGACTCGTGGAGATCCTTCTCGTTCCCACTCACTTCTCATTATTGCGATTAGCTCGACTAGGGTGACGCCTTTCCAGGTGAAGGAACCACATCCGCGCTTCCGTACTAACCAAGTCGTATCCCTGCCAACTCCAGCCCTTTCAGCCATGAACTTCGCCGCAAAAACGTTGAAGATCGTTTCTTCAAGCGTCTTCTTTGGACTCTGGTTGAAGTAGTAAAGTATCGAATCGGATGCCAACCCGCCAGATCCAATAGCGCAAAATCCTGGCTTGTCAAATACCGCGTCTTCGCCCGGCTCGTAAACCGTGAAAAGGTGCGGCTTCCCGCTGTCATCGAATCCACAGACCAAGAATTGGAGCGACCCTAGGTTTACGATCCGGATATCATTGAATAGGGTGACGAACGTGTTGGCATCAAAGATCTTCTTACCATTCCGCTGAAATGTCGGCATATCGAGACCAAACCTGGACAGCACGCGATCCGTAGCTACCTCAACCATCCGCTCTTGGAAAGCGCGCTTAAAGCAGGATTTGGCCGATTCTAGTGTCTTATCCGTTTCCGCGAGATATCTCCTCGCTCTTTCAATGATTGGGCTTGCATGAGTGATGTCATCTCCGGATGTCATCACCGCCCAATCGTCACAAAGCGCATCCTGTTTTATGCAATTACCATCGGTTGAGATTGTGATCCCAGAGATCATCGTATCTGAAACAGTAACAATATACTCTTGCGCTATCGCTGCTATGCAAACTGTCATACGCTTCTCCTCGGAACGCTTCCAAGGATATCGCAGACGGTTGAACAGTGGCGGAGAGGGGCGCGGACGTGGGCTGGCCGGTGAGATCGGACGCCGGAAGGGAGTCACTTCACACCGGCCTTGTCGGTGTCAAGCCCACCGACCGGCCAAACTGACCCACTACCCTCACGCGCCCCCGCAGTTTCGGCTGAGGGCTGAGGGTCTTCCAGGGCTTCTGCCGCGGGCGCTTGCGCTTAATTGGTTTCAGCGGCGTTCCCGAGGGCAGGTAGCCGGGTAGCACGTCACGGTGCTGCTGAAGCGCCTGGCGGGCCTTCACCGCCAATTCTAGGGGTATCGTGGCAAAGCGCGCTATGTTGTACTCGTCGGCTGCCCGCCAGACCACCTGCCCGAGAACATCCGGTATCCCGAAGCCTACTAGCTCGCCGCGATCACGCAAATCTCCAGGTTCAATCCGCTCGCCCTTCGTCCGCAGTACCCAAGCCGCAAACCGGACGTTTCGCCGATAGGCGTCGTTGCCCAGCAGCGGCGCGGCCCGGATCTCGTCCGCGCGGGTCATGATGCTTTCGCCTCCTGGAAGCACTCGCACCTCCGCGCCGCCTCGCCGATGTACTGGTCCGGTCGGTGCGGCTGCGGCTTGCCGGGGTTCTTATCGCTCCACTCGCGCTCGCGCTGCCGCCAGCCGTCCATGATCTGCTGAGCCTGCATAAACCCCGCGTGCCCTTCGCCCAGCGGCTGCTTCAGGCGTTCCCCATCGCCCACCATCGTACAAAGCTCGTAGCTCGTGATGTAGCCCAAACCGCCGCAAATGTCGCAGTATTTCGGAGGAGGCGGCGGCTCGCGTTCGCTCTGCACCCAGACGATTACCTCGTTCAGGGTTGCTACGCTGGGGCACCTCGGCGACTCCAAACACCGGGTAATGACGCGCTGGGCTTGCATCGGATTGTCGCAGCGTGTCTCAAGATAGTGGATAAGCTCTTTCAGCCCCGCGTTCTTGTAAAGCCTCAGACTGGCAAATCCTTCCGTGCCCGCCAGCCGCGCGATCTGAAGTTTCGCAAAATTGTGGTCTATCGGCATGGTTCAGTTGATTTTCTGCATCGCAAGCGGCCCGAGCACTTCGTCTATTGTGGCTTGCTCCGCTATTTTCTCGCCGCTCTTTCTCTTCCGCGGCTTATCGAGTAAGCGCTTCACACCATCTGGGATGTCCACCTGCGCAGCGCAAATTTCGCAGATCGAGCGCGGGCCGGTCCGCAGTGCGTTCCCGTTCTCGGCCACGACAGTGTTGCCGTACTTGTCTTTTTTGTACCCGGCCTCGCCAGGGATAAGATGCCCATTCTTGCAATACTTCGGCGGTTGTTTGAATTCCTGCCCCATATTTTCCTTTCTATAGATCGTCCCATTCGTCGTGTTTCGGCTTCGGCGGGGCCGGCGTCGGCTCCTGCCAACATCGAGCATTCAGCCAACTGGCCGGATGTTTCTGATATTGTGGGTCCTGCTCCTCCAGGGAAGGCAACAGCCGCTTCAGGCCCTCTAGGATCACACTTGGCTCTGCCAACCTCGTCGCTTTCTGATATGCGTTCCAAGCTGCGCCTGGGGCTTTTTTCCTCGGGTACAGCGCATAAAACTCCTCGAATTCTGGCGAGGTGCCGTTTAGGGTGGGCTTTTGCGCTCGCCGTTTCTTCCCCGTTCCATTCGGAGGCGAAAGCTCAAGCACAGCCGCGTCAGCGGCGGAGTGTATAGGCTCTGGCTCTGGCTTATGAACAGGCTCAGGCTCAGGCAGTGTGTTTATGTGTGTAGATTGTGTGTCTATGTGTGTATTTTGTGTGCACACTGCAAATGTAAGCCTTTTCCTTTCAAGTTTTTGTAAAACTGCCCTGTCTGCGTGCATGTGCCAGTCATGTATGACCCACCTGTACTCTGGGTCTGGGTCCAGGTAGCCCGCATGGTGCAAGGCATCTACCAGCCTACTGGCCGACCCGTGCCAGCCCACTGCCCTGGCTATGGCCTCGTCTGAGAACCGGCCCACATCGCCGCGCGGCGCATAGTCGGCCGTAAAATGCCAAAGAAGTTCCAGTATGCCAACGGCAGAATAGATTGGGATGTGCAGAGTCGCAACCAGCGCTCTCGTTTTGGGATGTTCAGGCGTGCCACGTTTCATCAGCCCTCCAGAGGCTAATGCGGGTGGGCGGCCTTCTGGAGAAGCCGCCCGTGGTGTCCCGCGTATTCAGCGCCGAGGCCTTCGTCGCTGAACTCATTTTACGCCAGTTCTTCGGCGAATTCAATGCTAATCCTGCCTGTCGGCTTCGGCTCCTGGCTTGACCGGCTCGTATGTTTTGGAGAAAATATCTGGCTTGCAGGGGTAAATCTCACCATTCACGCCCTTGATGGCAAAATCTCCCTTATTGCCCACCATGACACCTTCTAGTGTTTTAATTTCCGCGCTGCGAAGATCGCCCCGCTCACCCCGTAGGACAATCTCGTTTGTCGTCACCTTGTCCATAAACCAGTCGGGGATGTAGTCAATCCCGATTCTGAACGCTTCGACGATGACGGGCTTTTTACGAAATAATGGCATTATCTTTCCCTTTCGTCTTCCGGCTCCTCGCCGGCCTCGCGCTCAAGCTCGCGCCGCACGGCCTTGAAGTGGGCCCGCGCCAGCGAATCCCGCGGCTCGGAGCATGACACACACCACTGCCGGTCGTCGGGATTGAGCTTACCGCACTCGCCGCAGCGCCAGATCATCCCTTCCTCCGCGCAACCCGTTCGCGCGCCCACTGCAGGGCTTCGGCCATCGCGTCGGCATCGCGGTTGAGGTCCAACCTACTGCGCACTTCAGCCAATGAACGCACTTTACCGGCCTCTAGGTCCAAGAGGCCCGCGATGATTCCCTCCAGGTCGTGTCGATTCTCCGTCAACTTCCGCACCTGTTCGCGGAGATCATCATATTCCGCCTTTGTCAGCGTGACCGTTGTATATCCCCCCGTCAGTTCGATTGTTTTGATAGTATTGCTCATTTTTTCCTCCGCGCCCGTCGCTCAGCCAGCCGCAGGGCTTCGGCGTGCTCTGCAAAAACCGACTCCGCATAAGGTTTGTTAAGCCTCGTTAGCGAGTGCACCAACGCCTCGGCCATCGCGTCCGCCTCGCGCTCTGACCCCTCAGCCCGTTCCAAGAGCCAGCCGATCAAATTACCCAGATCGGGCAGAACAAGGGGCTTGTTGTGCGCTTTCTGCCACAGTTTGTCGGCCTCCATTGTGCGGGTGTGTTGAAAGTTGAAAAGCTGCTCGTTTTCGTTGTTCTCTTCCATTAGCTTCCGCACCTGCTCGCGGAGCCGTGCGAGTTCGGCGTCACGGGGATCCGGTGACCGCACCGTTGGATTACGCATGGCATCACCACAAGACGTGCTATTGTAGGTTTCGCTCATCCGCGCTCCTCCTTCGCCATCTTACGAATATGGTCTGCAGCCATTGCCAGCCCCGCATAATGCAATGGCCCAATTGGAGATGGATCGGTTGGTGTAACCGCGTCAGCGGCCTCTTCCAGCGCCCTGCGCCGTACCTCGTCGTCGTGGGCTGTAAGGGCGGCGGAGAGATTGAGCTTGTCCATCTCACATATCCGTTGCACGGCCGCATGCAATGATCGGTACTTGCAATCAGCCCTTGCCTCGTCGCGGCTACCGCACAAACAGTCCCGGTCGCCGCAATCCATCGGCCCCCAGTAAGAGACATATTCTTGAAGAAATTTGGCATCTTTCTGATACTGCCCGAGAACTGCCCTAAGCCCATCCCGCTGCTGGATCGCCTTGTCGCATAGCTTCATCCACTTCTCAACCGATTGCATGAGTGCGTGCTCAGAAGTCTTGCGGATGGCGAGTTCTTGCTGCGCCTCGGCCAGCGCGGACAAGATAATGTCACGCGCAGCCTTCATTTTGGTCGGGTACGGATATTCAGAAAAACTCAGAAGACTAAATCCCGCGACCGCTGCTTCCAGTTCCTTCGGATCAATCATCGGCTTCTCCATTTTGGCCCCCACAATTTGCAGAACGCATCATCTTCTGCTTTCTCCAATGCCTTTGCTTCCCGCTTGCGCTGAATCCATACCTGCTCTTTGATGGTTAAATGGCTTTTATCCAATACGTCTATCAACAATTGCCGGCTTGAAGGAACAAGACGGCAACTAGGAGCAGAAGCGGTAGCCAATAGCCAAGCCAGGGCGAGATCAATCATCGGCTTCTCCCTTCTTCAGCAGTTCCGCGCGCTGCTCCGGCCTGGACCTACCAGCACAATCCTTCACCCTTGCGCCCCTTACTCCCGCAGGCAGCTCAGCACCATGCGACAGCCATTGATAAACGCCTCTTCGGCTGAGGATGGCAATTCTCCGATCTCGTTGATTGTCTGTTCGATCAGGCCCCACTTCAGCGCTTCGGCCTGCCAAGCTGCAAACGCTGCGTCGCGGCAGAAGGCTTCCTTCCGCTCCGGCGTCATCACCGGCTGCGGTACGTTGACTGTTTGGTCGGTCATCGCTTCTCTCCCTTCATTGTCCGCCGCAGCCGCTCCAGCCATCCACGCTTCGGAGCGTAGCCCAGTCTCTGCAAGGCTTCCTCCAGGCTCAGGCAGAAGAGGCCGTTCCATGCGTGCCCCCTGCCGGACTCATCCCGGTCGAACACACGGATTCCGTCCGGGGCGATGACCAGCACCCGCGTCGCTTTGCCGATTGCTTTGTGGATGTCGAAGTTCATAGTACTCCCTCGTAATCAAGAATCACAGCCATCGCTTCGTCAAAGTTCGACACAATGTTGACCTGGCCAGACCATCTTGTGTGCCACTCCTGTTCCATCAGGGTGAGCTTCCGGTCGCACTCGCGCTCGCCGGTCTTCACCTCAAAGAGAAAGTTCGCTCCGCGCCAGCCGCAGAGTAGATCAGGGCAGCCCTTGCCAACCTCGGCGAGACTCTGGACTTGCACGCCCGCATCGCGGAGTTTTTTAACGATCTCGGCTTGCGCATTATCGATCTTGGCTGCCCTCATCCCCCCTCCTTCGCCCGGTCTCTGAGCCAGTCGCCTCGGTCGGCCAAGCGCTCAGTTACGACTTCCTCGGCTTCGCGGTAAATCTCACACTGCTGTTCCAGCGGTAGGGCGAAGAAGTCAAGCCCGCGCTTCTCGGCAATACGCTCGGCCTCAAACTGGGCCTGATCCTTGAAAATGCGGGGCATTACCCTTTGCCTCTCAGGTATTCGCCTTTCCGCTTCTCGAATTGTTCGAAGCTCTCGCCTGCCTTGCGGGTTAGCCCTAAGCCTTTCAGAGCTTCGGATTCGATGCGATCATGCACTTCAGTCTGCGCCTCCCGGCTTCCCTCTGGCAGCAGCGGCTGGTCGTCCGCAGGGTCGATCTGGAACAGCATCTCGGCCATTTGCGGCGCCACCGGCATCTTCTTTTCGGGCGCTTCGGTAGCGTCGTCAATTTCCTGGGATTCCGCCATCTCCGGCGTGCAGGGAAGGCTATTGAACGCGCGGTGTACGCAGGTCTTGAGCGCCATGCGATCCCAGTCCGTAACCCACGGCACGCGGCGAGGATCGTTGTAAGCGAGCGTCGCAGGATCGATGGCCCGGATCTGTTCGAGGGTGAGGATGTCCGAATCCCTGTCGCGCTTGGACCGGCCCGGATTGCGGCTGCGGTGGCGGATGCGTTCGATCTCCTCCACCGTCATGATGTCCACGATGCGCTTCTCACCAGAGACGCAGTAGGCATACCCCAGTACCACCTCGCCGCGGTCGGTCACTGGCTGCAGGCGCCCGTCGATCACCATGGTTAGATTAGGCTTGTGCATGAAATGCAAGCCCTCATCGTCGTACCAGTGATCGAACGAGTCTCGCTCGCGCACCAACTCCGCCTTGACGGTCCAGCCGGCCCGATTTGCCAGGTCGATTTTCGCGCGGTAATCCAGCAGCAGTTGGCACTCGCGGCCGAAGGGGATGAGGTAGGCGCTGCGGTCCCGAATCTCAACTTGAAGATTCGCCGCCAGCAGCACGCTGTTCAAGAAACTCGTCGGCGTCACCCCGCACAGCGCGGGCGTCTTGCGGATGCTGTTCACGATGAGCCATTGCCAGCGCTGCAGCGTCAGTTCCTTCGGCAGCACTCCGGCGAAGCTGCGCTCGTACTTTTTCAGCAAGTCGATGAGCTTCTTGGCTGCGACCGCTTCCAACTCGGTCTGAGGGCGGGCGATCAGTTCCTGGTCAGGCATTGGCCTTTGTTCCTTTCTTGGGACGCCCTGGCTTTTGATGCAGTTCGCAATTCTCTAACGTGGCCTGACAGCAGAAAGCGCGATGTGAAAGATTGCCTTGTGCACCGTTGCTGGAAGCGTCAAATGCCCATCTGATCCTTACTAACCTCTGCTCTGCCGCATCGACAGTAGCCCAAGCCGAGTCGATGTACCGAACGCCCAAACATGGCACAACAATGACCAGCCAAATCGGCATCAGAACCCCCTCTGCGCGCGCATCATTGCAACGCCCATGCCGAAAATCTCCTTCGCCCTCGCCGCTGCCCGGTCTGCCGCGCGGCGCTGACGCTCCGCAGCATCGTCCGCAGCGTCATAAGGGTTCGGGTCGCAATCATCCTCGCACGTCAGCGGCCGCATCCGTTCATCGTCTTCAGCGGCTGGGCCGTAGCCTCTCGGTAGTTCACTCATGCCATTCTCCTTTTTCAAAAAGGGCGGCAGCAAGAGGAGGAGAGCGCCGCCGCCCTGTGCGCCTC